TATGTATAATGATATTGATCTTGATGCTGATGATCTTGAAATTGAATACCAAGCTTTTATGAATAGGCTCATATGGTTTATTAATGCTTATCTTTATAATGCTGGGATTGGTGATTTCTTCAATGAAAATGTTACTTTTACTTTTAATAGAAGCACGCTTATGAATGAGGCTGATATTATTGCTAACTGTAATAATAGTAGTGCTCTATTATCTCAAGAAACTATTCTTGCTCATCATCCTTGGGTATCAGACCCTAAGGATGAACTTGATAGGCTAAATGAAGAAAGAAATAGTAAACAAGCTGAATATGATGATATTTTTTCACCTTTTAAAAATGATAATGATGATACTATTGATGATAATGAAGATGATATTGATAATATAGATGATAACAAAGAAGATGATAAAAATATTAAGTCTAGGGCTAAGGATGGTGCTAGTGCTTAATGAGAAGTGCTGAATATTGGGCTGAAAGATTTATGCAGTTAGAGAAATCTCAACATAAGACAGGTCAAGAGTGTTATCAGACTATTATTGATAATTATAGAAGATGTGAAAAAGAGCTTAATAATAAGCTTAACGTTTGGTATCAAAGATTTGCTGAAAATAACAATATATCTTTTACTGAGGCTAAAAAGCTTCTTACTTCTAAGGAACTTGATGAACTTAAGTGGGATATTAATGACTATATTAAATATGGTCGTGAAAATTCTGTTAGTGGTGAATGGATGACTGAACTTGAAAATGCATCGTCTAAGTTTCATATATCCAGGCTTGAGGCTTTAAAGTTACAACTTCAACAAGAAATTGAGGCTCTGCATGGTAATAATCTTGATCAACTAGATAGTGCTATGAGACAGATTTATACTGATGGTTATTTACATACTGCTTTTGAAATTCAAAGAGGTACTGGTGTAGGATTTAACTTCTCTACTCTTGATACTAGAAAGATTGATAAAGTTATTCGTAATCCTTGGGCTACTGATAGATATAATTTTTCTCAAAGAATCTGGAAAAGTAAAGATAAGCTTGTTGATGAGATGAATAAGTCTATTACTAGAAATATTGCTTTAGGTGAAGACCCAGGTAAAGCTATTAATGAGATTGCTAGAAACATGAATGTATCTAAGAGTTCGGCAGGTCGTTTAGTTATGACTGAGGAAGCTTATTTTTCTTCTATATCTCAACATGATGCTTTTAATGATTTGGGAGTTGAACAGTATGAGATAGTTGCTACACTTGATAATAGAACTTCTAAGATGTGTAGAGAACTTGATGGTAAACATTTTGATATGGGTGATTATTGGGTGGGTGTTACAGCTCCACCTTTTCATTGTTACTGTAGAACTACTATATGTCCTTATTTTGATGATGAGTTTACATTCGGAGAACAAAGAGCTGCAAGAGGTGAGAATGGTAAGACTTATTATGTACCAAGTAATACAAAGTATAATGAATGGAATAAAAGCTTTGGAAGTAAAGATTCTACTGTTGATTTGCAGTTTTTTGCAGAAAGAAATAGTTCTGAAAAAATTCTTAATAAACTCAGAGGAATAAAAGATGTTGGAGATGCTATCAATAAGGCAAGAAAAGAGTCCAAAACATGGATAAGTAAACTTACTAATGATGAAAAGAATGCAATCACTAAATATTCGTATAATTTTGACTATGAAAAACCTAGGTTTTATGAAAAATTAAATGAGTATGTCAGAAGTGGAAGAAGTGATAATAGAAAGTATAATAAACATGTTAATAACATATCTAACGGTTTAAAAAAATCAGAGTTATCAAATAGTTATATTAGTTATAGAGGCTCAGGATATAATCCATTTAAAAATATTAATGTTGGTGATAAAACAAAAGTTAATCAATTTTTGAGTTGTTCACTAGATCCTGAAAAAGCTTTTAAAAATAATTACTCTTTTATCATCGTAAACGATATAGGCGTTAATGGCTCATATATAGAGTATATAAGTTATTATCCTGAACAAAAGGAAATGCTATTTGACAAAGATGTTACATATGAGGTATTATATAAGAAAGAAAACATGACAATAGTGAGGGCGATTAAAGATGACATTAGATGAATTAATACAAATAGCTGAAGATTTTTTAGAGAAGAAAAAACTCTATCAGGAAGGTAAACTTCAAATTAAAAATGACATGTCGGAAGACGCATGGGAGAATTGGATTGAGAAATGCAATTCATAAAAAACACTTACATTAGTTTGTAGGTGTTTTTTATTGCTTATTTTTAAATGTATTTATAATTGATTTGGGTGTCGGTCTGGCAAGACGTAAAACCGAGTAAATATATCAATTATTTTAGTGTGTTTACACGTAAAAAAAACGTAGAAAGGTTGATTGTAAATGAAAAGAAAAGATTTGGAAGATTTGGGATTATCTAAAGAAGTTATTGATTCTATTATGGATATGAATGGTAAAGACATTGAAAATGCTAAAAAAAGTGGTAGTTCTGAGGTGGCTAGTTTGCAAGCTGAGGTTAGTGGTCTTAAAGAGCAACTTAATGAGCGTAATAGTCAACTTGAGACTCTTAAGAAAGATGTTAAAAATAATGAGTCGCTTGTTAATCAGATTGCTGAGCTTCAAAAAGCTAATAAGGATGCTTCTGATAAGTATGCAAATGATTTAAACAATATTAAGATTGGTTATGAAGTTGATAAAGCTCTTACTTCTTCTAATGCTAAGAATTTAACAGCTGTTAAAGCTTTACTTAATATGGATAATGTTAAGTTTGATAAAGAGGGTAAATTAAATGGATTGCAAGAACAAATAGATGCACTAGTATCTGGTGAAGATACTAGCTTTCTTTTTAATACTGGCAATACTTATAATTTTAAGGGTGTTACTCCTGCTCAAGCTAGCATAGATGTTAAACCAAGTGTTGATAATGATTTAAAGAATATGACATATGAACAATTGTGTAAGTATGTATCTGATAATCCTGATGTTAAACTTGATTAATTGAGTTTTAATCTTGGTTAGTCTTGGTTAATCTTGGTTAATTTTGCTTTAATCAAGGTTTAGTCAAAGTTTAGTCAAGATTAATTCGATTTTAAATTGAGTTTAATTCGAGTTTAATTCGAGTTTAACTCGAAAACTTTAATTTTTTTAGAAAGGAATGTTTTATTTATGGCTAAGTTTGATTCTAAAAGCTTTAATCCTAACGTGTTTAAATATGCTGTTGATCATGTTGAAAATTTAAGGAAAAATGAGATTGTTAAGTCTAAAGCTATTATACCTGATGCAGATATCCAAGATGCTTTTACTGGTAAAGCTGGCACTGGTTACGCTACTATTGTTATGAATGGTTTGCTTGAAGGTGACGCTGTTAATTATGATGGTGAGACTAATATTACTGCAACTTCTACTAAAACTTTTGAGCAAGGTGTTGTAGTTGTTGGTAGGGCTAAAGGTTTTGTTGAAAGACAATTCTCTAAAGATATTACAGCTGGTGTTGACTTTATGCAAAATGTTGCTAGTCAAACGGCTGATTATTTGTATCAAGTAGATCAGGACACTTTACTTGCTGAATTACAAGGTATCTTCTCTATGAGTGCTGATGCAAAATCACTTGAATTTGTTACTCAACATACTACAGATTTAACTACTAATGCACAAGACGCTGATAAAGTTATAAGTGCAACTACTCTTAATAGTGCTACTAAAAAAGCTTGTGGTGCTAATAAGTCTAAGTTCTCTCTTGTATTTATGCATAGCGAAGTTGCTACTAATCTTGAGAACTTAAATCTTTTAAACTACTTAAAATACACTGACCCTCAAGGAGTTCAAAGAGATCTTAGTATTGGTACTTGGAATGGTAAGATTGTTGTGGTTGATGATTATCTTCCTACTACTCAAACTGTATCTACTCAAGGTGTATATACTATCCAAGTAACTACTCAAGGTGTAGCTACTGATAAATTTACTATCTGTGGTCAAGAGTTTGAATGGGTTGCTAATGGAACTACTGAGACTGCATCTACTATTGCTATTCCATCTTCTTCTACTGCAGCAAAACAAGCTAGTGCAATTAAAGATAAATTAGCAGCAGTCACTAGTGGTCCTATTGCTGATTTTACATGGACTGTATCTTCTGATACTATTACAGCTACTCAAAAGACAACTTCTGTTGGTGCTAGATGTACTTGTGTAGTTGATAGTGATGCAACATTTGCTGTTACTTTTGCTAATGGTACTCCAGCAGTTGAAGTTACTAACTATACTACTTATGTGCTTGGTAATGGTTCTATTAAATATGCTGATATTTCTACTGACGTTCCTTATGAAATGTATAGAGACCCTGCATCACATGGTGGTGAAGATACTCTTTATGTTCGTTCTAGGAAGTGTTTTGCTCCATTTGGTCTGTCTTACACTAAGAGAGTTCAATCTACTAATTCACCTACTAATGCTGAACTTAAGAATGGTGCTAACTGGGCTCTTGTTTCTACTGGTGAATTTGATGCTAGTGAGAGAGCTTACTTAAATCATAAGTTAATTCCTATTTGCAGAATTATTTCAAGAGGTTAGGTAAGGTGATTAGATGATTGATGTTAATAGTTTATCTGTGAGACTTTCTTTGTATGGTTACACTGTTAATCCTTCTGATACTTCTGTATTGCAATATTGCTTGAATGAAGCAATACAGATTGTAAAAAACAACATTAACAATACAGAAATACCTGTTGAACTTGAATATGATGTGATTAATCTTGCTTGTGCTAACTTTTTCTTTAATAAGAAAACTTTTAGCCCAAGCTCGTTAAGTGGTTTTGATTTGAATAAGGCTGTCAAAGAGTTGCGTATTGGTGATACTACTACAGTATTTGCCGACAGTTCCTTATCTGATGAACAAAAACTTGATTTATTCATTGATTATTTAAAAAAAGGTATAAACAATGCTTATGCTAGTTTCAGGAGGTTAAAATGGTAGATAGTAGTGTTTTTGACTTAGCTAAGTCACTTCAACAAGAATTATATTCTGGTACTTGCACTATTAGCAATTATACTAAGTCTACAGATGTAAATACTCATATTTCAAGTATTGCACTAAGTCCTATTGCAACTGATGTACCTTGTAGATTATCATTTTCAAGTCTTTCTTCTTCTTGTGAAGGTGATGTATCTAGTGTTAGTCAGGTTGTTAAGTTATTTCTATCACCTGATATTACTGTACTTGAAGGCTCACAGATAACTGTTACTCAATCTGGTGGTACTACTGTCTATAAGGCTAGTGGTACTCCAGCAGTTCATGAAACACACCAAGAAGTAATTCTTGAATTAGATAAGGAGTATGCTTAATGAGTAACTATAATGGCTATTTTAATTATTCTCAACTTAGTGACTTTCATGATCGTGTATCTGAAATGCAGTATGATGATTTTATTAAAAAATGTGCAAAAGAATTAGCAGCTAGACTTTTAAGCAAAGTTATTAGAAGAACTCCTGTAGGTGTCTATCCTAGTGGTAGTGGTAAAACAGGTGGAACTCTTAGACGTGGTTGGACTAATGGTCGTGATTCTTCACCTAGTTCTTTTGCTAATGGTTTAAATGTTATTCATAATGCTAATGGCTACACTATTGAGATTATTAATCCTACTGAATATGCTTCTTATGTTGAGTATGGTCACAGAACTAGAGATGGTGCTGGTTGGGTTGAAGGTCAGTTTATGATGACTATCTCAGAGAATGAACTTAAGTCTATTGCTCCTGCTTTACTTAGTAGAAAGATTGAAAACTTCTTAAGGAGTGTGTTTTGATGATTAATGCTGATATTTTAAATGGTATTGCTAAAGCTTTATATGATAATTATACTGATCATGATATTTATATAGATAATATTAAGCAAGGATTTAACAGTCCTTGCTTTTTTATTAAAGCAATAACTCTTAGCAATCAAAAGTATATTGATAAACGTTATAAATTGACTAATAGCTTTGTTATCCAATACTTTCCTTCTGATAAGGTTAAAGAAAAGAGTACTTGTTATAGTATTGGTGAAGAATTGTATTATGTTCTCGAGACTATTTCTTGTGGAAGTAATAATACTATTCGTGCTTATGATATGCATTATGAAGTTGTTGATGATGTTTTGATGTTTTACGTTGATTACAATTGTTTTGTTATAAAAAATGTCAGTGATGAAGACTCTATGAATTCTATTGAGTCTCATGCTACTGAAATAAATGAAAGTTAGGTGATGTTATGCCAACTAAGGATACTGCATCAAATAGTTCTAAAGATGATGCAAAAAAAGATGTTAAGAAAGAAGAAAAGGCTACTTTTTCAAAAGAACAATTAATTAATTCTATCAAGTATGCTGATAAGAAAGATATCCTTACTGTTATTTTAAAAGATGATACTTTATATTCTTTTGAAGATGTAGATAAAGAAGTAACTAATTTTCTTGAAAGGAAGGTGATATAGATGGCTCTTGGTGGTGGAAATTGGACAAGTCAAAACAAAGTATTACCAGGTACTTATATTAATTTTGTATCTGCATCTAATGCTAGTGATGTTATATCTGACAGAGGTTATTGTACAGTTCCTTTTTTATTTGACTGGGGTCCTGAAGATGAGGTTATTAAAATAAATGCTTCTGATTTTCCTAAAAATGCTTTTAAATTGTTTGGTTATAATTATGATTCTGATAATTTAAAGAATGTTAGAGAAGTTCTAAAAAATGCTAATGTGTTATATGCTTATCGCCTCAATGGTGGTGGTACTAAGGCTTCTAATTCTTTCTGTACTGCTAAGTATGGTGGAACACGTGGTAATTATCTTAAAACTGTTATTGCAGTTAATGTAGATGATAACACTAAGTTTGATGTATCTACTTATCTTGATTCTGTAAAGGTTGATAGTCAAACTGTAGCTAGTGCAGCAGGTCTTGTTGATAATGATTTTGTTACATTTAATACAAGTGCAACTCTTAGTGCTACTACAGGTACTAATTTGACTAGTGGAACTAATGCTAGTGTTACTAGCACTTCTTACTCTAATTATTTTGACGCTATTGAAAGTTACTCATATAACACTATGGGTATTGCTACTACTGATAGTGATATAAAAGCTTTAGCTGTTGCATTCAATAGACGTTTAAGAGATGAACTTGGTGTTAAGTTCCAACTTGTGTTATATAACTATACTACTGCAAATTATATGGGCGTTATATCTGTTAAGAACAAGTGTCTTGATGGTGCTTCAGGTTCTTCTTACCCTAATGAGTCTAATGCAGTATATTTTACTACTGGTATGGAGTGCGCTTGCCCTATTAATCGTTCTTGTCAGAACATGATATATGATGGTGAGTATGATATAGATGTAGACTACACTCAAACACAACTTGCTACAGCTATTTCTAACGGTGAATTCACTTATCACAATGTCAATGGCGATGTCAGAGTTCTTGATGATATTAATACTCTAACTACTCTTAGTGATAATCTTTCTGATATATATAAAGATAATCAAACAATAAGAGTTATTGATAAGCTTGCTAATGATGATGCTACTGTATTTAATACTAGATATCTTGGCAACATCCCTAACAATGATTCTGGTAGAACTGCTCTATGGTCTGACTTGCTCGACATCAGAAAGAATTTAGAACGTGTTAATGCTATCGATACATTTGATTCTTCTGATTTGACAGTTAGTCAGGGTGAAAGTAAGAGAGCGATTGTAGTTGAGAATGCTATTACTATTATTAACACTATGAGTAAGTTATATATCACTACTCATGTAGAATAATACAGAACTGAGGTGATAAAATGAGTAATACTGTAATGTTAGCTAAAGATTCTATTAGTGCATCTTTAGCAGAGTGTTATATTAAGATTGCTGATAAACGTTATAATTTTATGCAAGCCATTAACCTTGAGGCTAGTGTTGAAAAAACCAAAACAGAAGTACCTATACTAGGCAGAGTTGCTAAAGGTAATAAGACCGCTGGGCTTAAATACTCAGGCAAAGCAACATTTCATTATAATACTTCTATATTTAGAAAAATGATGCTTGATTATAAGAATACTGGTAATGATATTTACTTTGAAATACAGATTGTTAATGAAGATCCAAGTTCTCAAGCAGGTCGTCAAGAGATTGTACTTAAAGATTGTAATATTAATGGTGGAATTTTAGCTAAGTTTGATGCTGATTCTGAAATTCTTGATGAAGAAATGGAATTCACGTTTGAGGATTGGGAAATGCCTACAGAGTTTAATACTCTTGATGGAATGGTAGCTGATAAATAAGTTAGCTTTCTAGTTATAAAATTTTATATACTAATCGGATACATGCTATATGTGTGTGTCCGATTTTTAGAAAGGATGATTTTGATGTCAAATTTTAGTAGATTTATGAAACAAAACAAAAAGGTTAAAGAAAATAAAAAATATGCTCCAACAAAGTCTTTGACTGATGAGAAAGGTAATCCTCTTTTGTGGGAGTTTAGACCTCTTACATCTAAAGAGAATGAAGAGATTAGAGAAGATAATACTAAGGAAGTGCCTATTACTGGTAAACCTAATATTTATAGACAAAAACTTGATACATCTAAGTATATTACTGATATGATTGTTGCTTGTTGCGTATATCCTGATTTATACAATGCTGAATTACAAGATTCTTATGGTGTTAAAACACCTAGAGATCTTCTATTTGCTTTGGTTGATGACTCTGGTGAATATGCTGATCTGTGTGTGTGGATAGAAAAATATCAAGGTTTTACTGATACTTTTGATGATAAGGTTGAAGAAGTAAAAAACTAATTAATGAAGGTGATTGGGAAGGGAATTATGCTTATTATGCTCTTATGAAACTTCACATATTACCTTCTGTTTGGTTAGAAATGAATGAGGAAGAAAAAGCTTTTATTATTGCTTCGATTGATCTTAGGATTGAAGCTGAAAAGAAAGAGGCTGACAGAATTAAGAGGGAGTCAAGAGTTAGAAGGTAGGTGGTTTTATGGCTTCCATTCAAACTTCTATTAATTTACAAAACAATTTTAGTCGTGTTGCTAATGAAGTTACTAGTTCAACTAACAGCATGATGCACGCTATGCAAAATCTAAACAATAACATGAGGGATGTAAATGAAGGCTTAGCTAATACAGGTAATAATGCTAATTTAGATGAACCAGTAGAAGCACTTGAAAAAACTGATAATTCTGCTAATAAGTTAGTTGGTACAATTAAGAGATTAGCTGGTGCATATCTTACTATACAAGGTGTTAAGTCTGTACTGAATACATCTGATGAACTAGCTAACACAATGGCTAGGCTCAATAATGTAAATGATGGTAAACAAAGTACAGGTGAGTTATTTAATACTATATATGCTAGTGCACAAAATGCAAGAGGCAGTGTTACTGATATGGCTAATATTGTTGCTAGACTTGGAAGTACTGCTAAGGATGCATTCAGTGGAACTGATGAGATTGTTAACTTTTCAAATCTAATCAATAAATCTATGGTTAATGCTGGTGTGGGTCCTCAAGAAGCATCTAATGCTATTACTCAGTTAACTCAAGCATTAGGTTCAGGTGTCCTTAGAGGTGATGAGCTTAACTCTATCTTTGAACAAGCACCTAATATAATTGGTTACATTGCTGATTATATGAATAAGCCTATAAGTAAGATTAGAGAGCTTGCTCAAGAAGGTGCTATTACATCTGATATAGTTAAAAATGCAATGTTTTCGGCTACTAATGATATTAATAAACAATTTGAAAATATGCCTACTACATGGGGTCAAGTATGGACTATGATGCAGAATACTGCTCTTATGACTTTTCAACCTGTACTTGAACAAATCGGACAACTTACTAAAAACGAACAATTTATGCAGGGTATGCAGTATTTAATGGATGGATTAGCTGTTATAGCTGAGGCAGTACTTTGGATTTTTCAAATTATATCAACTGTTACTAATTTTATAGTAGATAATTGGTCTATTATAGGACCTATTCTTACTGGGATAGCTATTGCTGTTGGAATTATAGCAGCCGCATGGGGAATATGGAATGCAATTGTTGCTATTGGAACTGCTATCCAGGCGATATATAATTCTACACTTTTAGCTTGTCCTCTAACATGGATTATTATTCTTATTGCTATTGCTGTTGGTGCTATTGTTGCTTTTGCAAATTATATTGCTAAATCGGGTGGAGTTGCTCAAAGTACATTTGGTGTTATATGTGGTTGGATAAATGTTGTTATTCAATTCCTTTGGAATTTGCTTAAGGCGGCAGGAGGTGTTTTTGCTGGCATATGGAATGCTGGTGAAGCTTGTGGCTATAATCTTGCAACATGGTTTAAAAATAGAATTCTAGATGTTGTTACTGCTTTCTATACTTTTCAAGCTACAGCTTATACTGTTATAGCTAAAGTTGCTGAAGCACTTAATAAGCTTCCTTTTATCGATATTGATGTAGGTAGTCTTCATGATACCGCTAGTGATTATGCTTCTAAAGCTAAGGCTGCTTATGAGGCTAAAGGCGATTATAAGTCAGTAGGTGATGCTTTTTCTAAAGGTTATAATTCCGTGGGAGCTTTCAAAAGTGGTTGGAGTACTGAGGCTTATGCTCAAGGTGCTAAGTTCGGTGATGGTATATCTAATAAATTAAGCAGTGGTGTATCAAAGTTAACTTCAAAAGCTACTTCTCTTAAAAATATGAAATATACTAACCCTAGTAGTGCTAGTGTTAAGACTCCAAAAGTTAATAATGCTATAGCTAAGAACACTGGAAAAACTGCTAAAAATACTGCTCAAACTGCAAAAGCTGTTACTGGTGAACAGTTAAAGTATTTAAGAGATATTGCTCAGAGAGATACTGTCAATAGATTTAC